ATTCTTGGACTTGCAGAAAAACATAAATTGAATGTAATTACACTTGGAGAACGGAAAAACTTAATGAATAAACGAACTGAAATTTTAATAACAAACTATGAAAATGCACCAACTCTATTTTCCTAATGGTTTTGAAAAAGCCAAAGTGCGGTGGGAAAAAATTAAAATAAAACTTGCACATAACGATGTAGCACTAATGACAGTTGCTTTTATCCAAAATCATAACAGAGTAAAAGCAATTTCATTTAGTGCGTTGTTACCTGCTTGCGATGCTTCTTGCGTGGACAGTTCATTTTTTCTTTTTTACGAAGGGATGGTAAGGGCGCGATAGCGACCAAAAAGATTTAACAAATAAAAGTGAAATAAAGTTTGGAAGTATGCACAATGTATTTACATTTGCAATACAAAAGGAAACAAATATGAACCTTCTAATCGGAAACCAAACAGTAGAATTAAATTTCAAAACAGAGCAAGACGCGCTTAACACTCGCGCTCTTATTATGATGGCTTACCAAGACGCTGGAATGGATGCCTATTTTAACTGGACTATACTGGTTAAGAAATATCCTATTCTACAAAAATCATATTTCAAAGCAACCGGCAGAGCGAAATGAAAGGAAGGAAATTCACGGGTTACATTGAAAATGAATGGCTTGACCATAGGGCTAATTTGAAATGCTTTCAAACAATACAAAACTATGAGTTGAAGCACACCCCTTCGTGGATAGTTCTGTATGTGTGGTTAGGTGCGAAAAATCTATATCCCGAAACTTACATCAAATCATCAAAGAATTAAATGGTATGCAAACAATAGCGAATAAAGTAAAGCAAGATTTGATTGAGATAATTGGCGACTACTTAGATTCTTATGATTTAAAGGCATCACAAGTAATTGAAGGAGTAAAAGACCCATTGCCACCAGAAAAATCTGAATTACATATAAGAATGGCACAGGCGGCAACTGCTGAATTTGTAAAAACAATGATTAAGATATGAAGATTGCAAAGAACTACCGAATAGACGAGCAACTTGTTTCAGATATTGAAACTGTTTGCAAGTTACAGAATCGCTCCGCTACAAATCTGATTGAAACGGTGATGAAAGAGTATGTAAAAATCCACTTGCCTGATAAGGCAAAAGCGGTGGGGGTAAAAAAGAAAAAATGAATTGCAGGTAACGTATCGGGTGTTTATGAAGTTGGGGCATTCAAGGCTCAAATGTTCATAACACCACAGAAGTAAAATAGAAGCACAAAGGCTGAGTGCTTGATTGTCAGCCCCAATTTAATAAACACCTTGTTAGCCGTAGTTGCGGTGTATCAAGGACAAATTTCTAAAAATGAAAGTAAAAGAATTAATTAAAAAACTCGAAGCGTTAGACCAAAATGCAGAAGTTATCGTAACCAGTTCAAATTTTGAATTGAATGGTGCAAGTGTGCCACTTTCTTTTGTTCACCAATACAATGAAGGTTCAAAGAAAACACAAACATTTAGAGATGCTTTTGATGGTGATACCTACTCAAAAGAAACTTGGTCAATTATAGGCGGTAAAATACCTGTGGTTATGGTGTCTTAGCAATTACGGCTAACTACTATATGTGCCATTAACAAATAATTGTCTGATAACCAAAACATAAAAACATGAACATCGGAAACTACATACGGCTATATTCCGAAGATTTGCGACTTAAAAACTACGCAGAATCTACTATTGAAAACTATTGCTCACAAGTATCTTTATTTTTAAGCGAACATGAAAAGGTTGCTACTAAGCCATCTGAAATTTCAGAACGACAAATAAAGGAATGGCTACTTAAAGCAAATACAATTAACTCACGTAAACATAGATTATCAGCAGTAAAGTTATTCTATAAACTTACCGGCAAACAACCACTTAAATTCAAGCATATTGAATACCCGAAAGCAGACAAGAAGTTGCCAATAGTTCTTAGTCAGGAAGAAATACAAAAGATGTTTTTAGTCTGCACTAATACCAAACATCGCGTAATTCTTGCATTGCTTTATTCGGTTGGATTTAGAATATCAGAATTGATAAATTTGAAGTGGAAAGATATTGACCGAAGCAGAATGATTATAAATGTAATTCAATCTAAAGGAAATAAGGATAGGCAAGTCCCACTAACTCCATCGCTGATTCCTTTACTCGAAAAATATTACAGAGAATATAAGCCATCTATTTACGTATTGAATGGGCAAGGTGATTTAGCGCAATATTCAAAGAAATCTGTTGCCGAAGTATTAAAGCAATTATCAGAAAAAGCAGCTATCAATAAACGAATCTATCCGCATTTAATCAGGCATTGCACCGGCACTCACTTAGTAGAACAAGGGACGGATATAAATTTGATTCAGAAAATGTTTGGTCATAATAATGTGAGAACTACTAATCTTTACACGCATATCAGCCACAATGTAATTTCTAAAATAAATTCGCCACTTCAAAACATACAACTATGAATAACACAATCTACTCTTTTTGGATAAGCGGAGTTTTAAAGCCGATTAACCACTTAACTATTCGCAGCTTTCAAAAGCATGGGCATAAGATGATAATTTACGCTTATGAGCCATTTGGCTTAACTGGAGATTGCGAAGTAAGAGATGCCCGCGAAATACTACCGGAAAGCGAAATTTTCTACTACAAAAATATGTTAGGCGGCAACCCTAATTTTAAGTTTGGAGGAATAGCTGAAAGACTGAAAGCGGAAATGTTATTTCAGCTTGGCGGAACCCATGTAGACCTTGATGTGACGTGCTTAAAATCATTTGCAGATTTAACCGGTGATTATGTTCTCCGTCCTCACGAAAAAGGCGTAGTAGGTAACATGATAAAAGCACCTAAACATTCAGAACTTGCAAGGCGGTATGTTGAACACACAAAAACCATTGACGAAAACAATCGCATTTGGGAAAAGTCTTTCATGGGTTTGAATAAAATTGTTTCCGATTTAGGTTTAGAAAAATACATCTTACCTAAAGAAGTTTTAGGAGATGACAGTTCGGAGTATTGGGAGAAGTTTTTAAAAGCGGGTAGTATTCCTAATCCTGAATTACATGCTATACATCATTGCGGGGCTATGGCGGCTTATGAGAAATACGAGAAAGGAAGTTATTTTGAAACGTTACTTAAACAATACAATTTACTATGAAAAAATGGAAATTAAAGCTGATGAAACAAGCAGCGGAGCAACTGCCACAAGGAAAGCAAATGGTTAAGCAGTTAGGGGCTGATATTCTGAAAGTCAATCCAGTTGCAAAGGATAACGCAGGTTTGCCATTAGACCCTAAAAAATACTACATGGCACCAGCACTTAAAAGCAATTTCCGGGCGGTAAAAAAATATTTCAAGAATCCTGAGAATAGAAAGGAGTTGAATAAAAAATAAATACTATTTTAGCATTCCAATTTACTCAAGATAGTAAACTTTAAAACTTAGGAATCATGCGCAAGTAAAAACAGAACTTCGAAAATAGCACGTTCGAAGCAAACGAAAGCCTCTCATTTATTTGGGAGGCTTTTTTGTTTTTATAGCTCAAACTCCGAATAGAATTTAAAACTTTCAGCATCGCAATTCTGCTTAATGAATTTCAAATCAGCATCATCATTTATATATCTTTCTAACCGGTCATTGTGAAATCTTCCACCTACTAAACCGCTACCGTGTTTAATGCCGAAACTGATAATTTTATGAGGCACAAATAAATGACCTTTTAAAATTGGCGGGTTGGTGAATTTGATGTTAGCTAACTTCCACAAATGCGCGTCCGTGTATTCGTAATTATCAGCACACCACGGAAATTCTAAATCCGGCTTAATCAGCGTATTCATTGCACTTGCGCGACTGGGGTGATTAAGAGTAAAGTATTTTTTCAACTTTAAATGGTAATAAATACTTGTGCTGTTACCAATAATATCCGGTTGCTCCGCGCGTAACCATTCCGCAGCCATTGTTTCTAGGTAGTCGGGCGCGTAGTAATCGTCCACCTCAATAAAGGCTATCAAATCTATTTTCGGCTCTAAAACTTTAATTGCTTTTGAAATATATTCATAGCCATACCTGTATCTCTCTGTAATGTCTTTTTCCTCTGATTTTGGAGTATAGTCTACCGATAAAATAGCTTCCGGCTGCAACGTCTGCGTGGATATCATCTTTTGAAGATGATTATAAAATACTGGTCTATCATTCCGGTGCGGAATTATCAGTGCAATCTTCACATCTTTTGTATTCATTCGACAAATATAATTCTTACTATGAATTTCATATAAATTTTATAGTAAAATTTTCATTCAGCATTTATAAAGTGGTTTTTTGTTGAAAATTAAAAGCAATGGCAAGTAATGCGGTAAGTTCAGCAGCTGTATCAAGAATAGTAGGTTACATCTTAAACAAGGGCAACTTCGCAACTTCAAGCCCCAATTTGCCGCAATCAATAGCAATTTTAGCAGAGGCAAACGATGCTAATCAAGCTACAATGCCAACAGAGGGAACCGCAATTACCAGCGCACAGCAAGCTGGTCAATTATACGGTTACGGCTCACCAATTTATCATATTGCAAGAATACTTTTTCCTTTACAAGGCGGAGGCATTTCGAGTATTCCGGTTACTGTATTTGCACAAGAAACCGCAGAGGGTTCAACTACTAAAATTATTGAAGTAGTTCCATCGGGAACGGCAACCGCAGACGGCACACATACGCTTGTAGTAGCTGGCCGCGAGGGATTGGACGCGCAATTTTACGACATCAATATTAACGTTGGCGATACTACCGATGACATCACCGCTAAAATGGAAGACGCGGTCAATGCTATTTTGGGAACTCCGGTCATTGCATCTTCTACCGATTACGAAGCTACATTCGAAACAAAATGGAGCGGACTTACCGCCAATGAACTAAGCATTTCTGTAAATACAGGAAGCAACGATTTAGGTATTACTTATGCCGTTTCTGTTACACAGGCGGGCAGCGGAACTCCATCTATTTCCGATGCACTTTCTCAATTTGGTTCTACCTGGTATACGCTTGTAATAAACGGATATTCTACCAACAGCAATATCATGTCGGCTTTGGAAACTTTCAACGGTATTCCTGACCCGACAAACCCAACAGGACGTTATACGGGAATTATTATGAAGCCTTTTGTTGCTTTGACCGGTTCGACTGCTGATGACCCTTCATCTATTACCGATGCAAGAAAGAATCAGGTAACTATTTCTATTTGCCCTGCACCTTTGAGCGATGGATTTACATTTGAAGCAGCAGCAAACGTTTGTTTATTGTGCGCTCCGCAAATGCAAGATACTCCGGCTTTAGATATTGCAGGTCGCAACTATCCCGATATGCCAGCGATTACACAGGAACTTTGGGGTAGTGCCGCAATGTCAACCTATGCAAACCGCGATGCCATCGTAAAGAAAGGATGTTCAACAGTTGACTTAATTGCTGGGGTGTATGTAATGCAGGATTTTGTTACTACTTACCATCCGATTGGCGAAACTCCTCCGCAATTCCGATACGTTCGCAATTTGAACATTGATTTCAATATTCGTTTCGGCTATTATTTGCTCGAGCAGATTTATGTTATGGATCATGTAATCGCAAAAGACACGGATATTGTGAACTCCGGTAATGTGGTTAAGCCTAAAGACTGGAAAGGTGTATTATTCACTTATGCAACTGATTTGACTAAGCGCAGTTTGATTACCGACCCTGAATTTATGGAGGCATCAATCAACGTGCAACTTAGCACTACAAACCCTGACCGCTTAGATACCACGTTTAGCTACAAGCGCAGCGGATACGCTCGTATTGCGGCAACAACAGCAACGGCTGGCTTTAATTTTGGAAACAACTAATAAAAAATACTCATGGCATACATAGGCGGGCAACTTACTGAAATTACATGGTCGCATCCAACACTAGGCACCGGCACAATTGCGCCAAAGTCTAGCGAAGATAGCACCTTAGATACTGGCGGCATTCGTAGCGATGACGAAACGAATGGAATAGCCGGTGATGGCTCTGCCATTCGCAAAATGAATATTGCGCGTTGGTCAGTTGATACCATGGTTGCAAATGATGTGAATGTTGGTAAGCAGTTAGAAAAATTAGTTGCATTGGCTGGTAATCCGGAAGAAGCAACTTTCAGATTTACCCATATTAGCGGTGCCGTATATTCCGGCTCAGGATTTCCAGTAGGAGATGTTGGGGCTAATCTTGGTAGCGCAACAATCAAAATAAAATTTGCGGGTAGCAATACATTGAAGAAAATAGTTTAAGAAACATAGCGGGGTGGAGCAGTTGGTAGCTCGTTGGCCTCATAAGCCAAAGGTCGTAGGTTCGAGTCCTACCCCACGCAACAAAAAATTTTTATGAAAGAAGTAGTAGCATTAGAGGCGGCAACAAAAGAAATTGAAAACTGGTTAGACTTTCACAAAGTTACGCCAATGCAAAAAGAATCATTCAAAGATTCAATTGCAACTTTGATTGAGGGTATTCAATATGGAATGTTGACGCTAAAAGATAATGCTTTTACGCAAAATTTGCTTGTGCCTTTTGGTGAAGAAGAAAAGATAGCAGTTGTAAACTATAAACAACGCATTACTTACTTTGAATTGGAAGAAAAAATGAAAGGCGTTTCTGTATCTGATGGTGCCGGTAGAGTTATCGCAACGTTGGCGGCATTAACCGGGCAACCAAAACAGATTTTGAAAACTTTTGATAAGGCGGATAAGAGAATTGCAAATTCTATTGTGGTTTTTTTTCTCGAAACGTAGACAATGAAAGCATAAACAACATATTTCGGACAATAGTCCGTGAGCATCATTGGCTACCGGTAAACATCGGTAGCCTTTTTTTTGATAGTATAGATTACAACGGTATGTTGTTTTGGTATGAAGATATTGTAGCGGTAAATAAAGAACTGGAAAGTAAAACACCAAAAAAGTAAATGAATTTAGTAATACCATCCATTTTTACTGCTGTAGATAAATTCAGCGCACCGGTCAGCAAGATGAGTGGTGCGTTAAAGACTCTTGCTACAAATGCCGATATTGTAGAAACTAAGTTCAATGCAATAAACAACACCGCTAGCAACATTGCATCTAAAAGCCTTTTACTTGGTGCCGCTCTTGGTGCGCCTTTATTGCTAGCCGCAAATGATGCTATAAAATTTGAAGATAGATTAGCCGATGTTGCAAAAACAACAGGGTTAAGCGGGAAAGCATTAGATGCGTATGGGGATGCTATTTTGGATATTGCAACGAAAACACGGACATCAATACCGGACCTGCAAAAGATAGGTGAGATTGGCGGGCAACTTGGCGTTGCTACTAATGAACTGATTGCCTTTACAAATGCTTCTAATCAATTTGCGGTTGCGCTTGGTGCCGATTACGGAGGAACTGAAATTGCTATAACCCAGGTTGGCAAAATAAACAAGCTGTTCAAAGATACCAGGCAATTAGATATTTCTACCAGCATAACCAAAGTAGGCTCTGTTATAAACGAATTAGGGGCGGTTGGTGCCGGGACAAGCGCAAATATCAATGATTTTGTTTTAAGGTTGGGAGCGTTACCGGATGCGCTTAAGCCATCGGCAACATCTGCTGCTGCCTTGGGAACTTATTTAGAAGAACTTGGTATAAATGCTGAAATTGGAGCCGGTGGATTAACAAAAGTTCTTTTGGATGCCGGTAAAAAACTACCTGAATTTGCAAGGCAAATGGGTATGACATCTGACCAGGCAAAAGCATTATTGGCAACCGATGCAACTGGATTTATTACAAAATTGGCATCTAGCTTTAAAGGTGTTGCGCCTGAAGTATTGGCTAAAAAACTTCGTGCGCTTGGTATTGATTCGCAGGAATCTATAAAAGTATTGGGTGCGTTGGGTAGCAATACAGATCGATTAACCAAACTACAGGAAATAGCAAATAAATCATTTACAGATGGGACTTCTTTGCAGAATGAATACAATAAAAAGAATGATACAACTGCTGCGAAACTTGCAATTGCGAAAAACAATATGCAAGCGTTTAGCATAGTTATCGGCACTGAATTATTACCGGCATTGACGGCTATACTTCAAAAGGTTTCTCCATTTGTAAAAGCTATTGCGGATTGGGCTAAAGAACATCCAGCACTTACAAAAGTTATTATTGGCACCGTGGCGGCTGTATCGGGACTTTTAATTGTCATGGGCGGATTCGCGGCTATCGTTTCAACTGTTACCGGCTTTATTGCAGCAGTAGCAGCGGCGGCACCAGCATTTTTATTCATTGCGGGTATTGTGGCTAATTATTTAGTTCCTGCTTTACAGGTTGCACTTGCAACTATTACAGTAATCGCAGAAATGATTGCTGGCGCGTTGGGTGTAAGTGTTGGTATTGTGGCGGTTGGATTTGCCTTAATAGTTTCTTTGGTGGCGAGTTTGTGGCGTAATTGGGATATGATAGTAAAATCGTTTAGAGATGGTGGAATAATTGCAGGTATAAAAGCGATTGGTGTTGCTATTTTAGATTCTGTGTTAGCCCCTTTGCAGTATGTTTTAGGTTTGATTGCAAAAATTACAGGTGCTGATTGGGCTAAAAGTGCAGCAAGCGGAATAGAAAAATTCAGAACTGATTTAGGTGTTGATGTAAATGGAGAAAGCGCAACATCAGTTCAAGCGGTTAATCCAAAGAAAGCAGAGCAAAATGCGATGGTTCAAAGAACTGAATCAACACAAAAGCAAAACATAGGCATGGATATAAGATTAGCAAACGGACTTGTTGGTAATGTAACACAAGGCAGCGATTCGGTTCCGATAAAAGTTTCAAGCACGTTGGGAGGTGGATTAAACAATTAATTAAATGGATTTACAGGTAATTGAAATAGGAAATGGCGGGGATTTGTTTTTGAAAGGCGTGGACTTAGCACAAGTTGACGGCTTCGAAAATATGATCTACATAGGCTTATTTGGCGGCAATGTTGCCATGTCTACTCCTGATGAAAGAGCCGCTAATGAAATGGCTTTTGATTGGTGGGGTAATACAGTTTTAATGCCTAATAATCCATCGCAACAATTTAACTCGCAAACGGAAAGAGCTTTAAATACAATACCATTAACCAGCGGAAATTTGATTTACATTCAAAATGCTATCAATGCTGATTTGGATTTTATGCAGCCGTTCGCGGAGGTTACTGTTGCGGTTGCGATAATCGGAGTAGATAAAGTGAGGTTACAAATTTTGGTGAAAGAGCCTAATAATGTTACGCAGAAAGAGTTTCTGTATATTTGGGACGGCACTAAACAGGATTTGCTAGGTGCGCCAAATTATCAGCCTCCTGTTCCGCAATCGCAACAAAACGGATTACAATATGGTTTACAATTTAACTTATAGAAATGGCAACTTCAAGACCAACATTCGCAAATAAAGTAGACCGGCAAACACAAGCGGGAGATAGAATCAATTTAGTAATTGCCGATGACATTAACCAGCTAAAGGCGGGTGTAATTGCGTTATACAATATGTTAGCCACGGTTAAAGTAAGAACATGCGTTTCGGTAGTGGCAGCTGACTTCACCGGTCCGTATTACGATAATCCAAAACTCGTAAACTTAACGCCTGATGTTGATTTCAGAATATTCACCAATAGCGGCAGCGGAACTCTTTTGAGATATTTGGATGGATATACTTTTACAGAATCAACAGGTAGGGTAATTGGCTTAACTCCCGATTACTATTCAATAGAAATTTATCAACCGGTAACAGAATTATAATGGTAACGATTCCTACTCTTTCGCAATTATACAACGATGTGTTGAACGACTTACAATCTCAATACAATATTACTATTCCTGTTTTCGGGAAAGTATTTCTTCGCGCGTTGGCAGCTGTGCAAGCCGCTAAATTGAAACTGTTTTATCTTGGTTTGGCAAACATCCAAAAGAATATTTGGCCCGATACAGCAGATAGCGTTTCTATTGGTGGAACTTTGGAGCGTTTCGGATTGGTTAAGATACAGCGCAATCCATACCCGGCAGTTGCGGCACAATACACAGTAAGCGTTAGCGGAATAAACGGAGCGGTAATACCGGCACAGCAACAGTTTATAAGTGACCCTACATCTATTAACCCGGGTATGTTATTCACTTTAGACGCTCAATATGTTTGCACCGGAAGCGGGGATGAAATTACACTTCGAGCTTTGACCGCTGGTGTTATTAGCCAATTAGAAATAGGCAATACACTCACAGCAGCTGCGCCAATTGCGGGCGTAAATTCAGCGGGCAATACGGTTACATCGGTAGTCGTTCAACCGTTGGATGCTGAAACAATAGACGAGTATCGCGCAGCAGTAGTTTATGCTTTTCAATCGCAACCGCAAGGCGGGGCGGCAACTGATTATAGATTATGGTCAGCAGAAGTGCAAGGTGTGGCAGAAGTTTATCCGTATGCAAAATCGGGCGCACCAAACGAGATAAATTTATTTATTGAATCTAACATAGCTGATTCTATCGATGGACACGGAACACCGTCCGCACTTATGATTCAAGCCGTAAGCGATGTAATTGAGGGTGATGGCGTGGAACTTGCAAAGCGTCCTTTAGGCGTGTTTCTTGTAAATTATTTGCCGGTTACTCCTTATGCTGTTGATGTAATTATAGGGGCGGCAACTCCTGCTTTTTCGGTAGAACAAAAAACAGCTATTGAAGATGCAATTACGCAATGGGTAAACACCGTTCGTCCTTTTGTTGCGGGTGCTGATATTCTTGCAAATAAAAATGACATAATAGATTTGAACAATTTGATTTTGCAGACATTGACAGCGGCACCGGGAACTACATTTGGCACAATCACATTTAAAGTAAACGGAACTTTTTTTAATACCTATACTTTTATAGCTGGTTACATCCCTTATTTCAATTCTATTACTTTTAGCTAATGTTACCTATTACTCAAATACAGAATCTTTTTCGGCAATTGATGCCAACGGGTAGGGCATTTAAAGGTCCTGTAAACGGGTATTTGGATACGCTTAATAAAGCACTTTCAATAAGTGAAAGTGTGGCGTGGCGCGATGCGCTTTCTACGTTTGATTCGATGTTAGCGGATAACGCTAATTTTACTGTTGATGATGCTACTGATTGGGAGCGCAGACTTGGTTTGATTAACGGAACTGGTATAGATTTAGAGCAACGTAAGCTATTGATACTTCAGCAATATAACTTTCCGGGAACCATTTTGGCGCGCGGGTATTGGCTATATGTTCAACAGCAATTACAAGCAGCTGGCTTTGATGTTTACGTTTACGAGAATCGTTTTTATGAAATGGGAAACTGGATTACTAAAAGTCCTATTGAAATTTTGGGAGGTGGTATAGCTGAAAACCAATTAGCAGATAATCAGTTAGGAGATGCTCAATTAGGCGGTTCTTATAATCAGTTGGTTGCAAATTCAATCGAGCAAAGTATAGATGCAAATTTCAATGTAGGTTCAAATTTGCGTTCTACATTCTTTATAGGAGGTGCAACACTCGGGGCTTATGCTTTTGTGCCGCAAGCGTTAGAAAGACAATTCAGGCAATTGATTTTAAAACTAAAGCCAGCGCAGACGGTATCTTACCTTTTCGTTGTGTATATTTAATAAAATTTAAAAAACTATGATACCATTAAAAGATAAAACAAACGTAAACGCGCCAAATGCAGTATGGCCTTATGGAGAATTGCGCGACAACCCTGGCGATAATTCGGGAACTCCGGTAAACGAAGTATTGGTTAGCGATGTAATGCAGTTGATGGAGTATATTATGAATGATGGGGGGGTTGTGCCAACAGGGCTTTTAGATAACCTTACAAATGGATTTCAATTAGCTGATGCTTTAACGCTTTACATTCGCAGCAAGCAAGCAACCGAAACATTAAAGGGGACTGCTGAGATTGCAACACAAGCGGAAACAAACGCGGGGACAGATGACGAAAGATTGGTAACTCCTTTAAAGCTTACCGGCTTTTTCGGAGCGTGGACATCGCGCGATAACATTGCAGATATTACATACACGGTATCAGGTATTGGCGTTACGGTTAACGTATCAAAATTGAAATATAAGATTGTCGGAAAGCTAATGACAATTATATGGTATGCTGAAATTACAAATGCCATAAACCCGCCAACAGCTTTTTTTATTTTGATACCGGCAAGCAAGACGGCTAATGTTGGATTTGATTTCTATTCCGAATCTATGATGTTAGATGCCGGTGCAAAGGTAGAATCACTTACAAAAGTTGAAGTTTCCAATAATACAAAAATAAAAGTGTTTCCGAAAGCTGGAGTTACTCTAAGCAATGGAGTTACTACTATATCTGGCTCACTAACTTTTGAAATTGCATAATGAACAACGTTCTATCCATAGACACGCGAGAGCTTTCGGGGTTTGCTAAGAGGTTAGAAAATCTTAGCAAAACTGCTTTGCCTAATGTAGTTAGAAAAACTTTGAATGATGCAGCGATGGATGTTAAGAAAACTACAATGCCCGAAAGTTCGCATGTATTTACGCAACGCCAAAAGAATTTCTTTACTGCTAATTCGAGAGTTGAATTTGCAAAGAGCAGCAGTAGCATAAGCAACATGCAATCGAGTGTAGGATTTATGGAGAAAGGATTAAAAGGCGAAAATAACTATTCAGTAAAAGATTTAGAGCAACAGGAAGCCGGAGGGAAAATAGCTGGCCGTTCTTTTATACCTACTAAAAATGCAAGAATAGGCAACAGCAACACAGGGCTTGTAAAAGCGCAATTTAGATTATCTTCAATTATGGAGAAGATTGCAAACGCTGCTGATTTTACAGGCAAAAACGATAGGCAAAAGTTTATTCACGCGGCTTCATTTGTGGGTAAGGGAGGTTTTGTAATCGGCACCGGTGAAGAAAGTAATTTCGTTTATTACATTGCTTGGATTGGCAGAACCGATAAAAGGCACTCTGTATCTAAACGTGGACTTGGCGCGGCAATGCTTAACAGAAAAGGAAACACAGTCGTAAATGCTATTCCTATTTACAGTATTGAGGGCGGTCGAAGTGTGAATGTAGAGGGAACGCACTTTATGGAGAAAGCATCTGAAAAAACGACAAAGAAGATGGAAAGATTTTTTATTGTAAATGCTGAAGAGCGATTTAAAAGAGTGCTGAAAAAATAAACTTTCAAAGCGAAAAGAATTATTATTGCAACATGATAGAGTATATTCAAAGGTATTTTGTAGAAGATGTATGGGAGGGTTATTATAATTCACCATACAACATCGTTACGCTACTTGTCAGTAGTGTAGAGAATGAACCTATTATTGTCCATTCAAGTAGTGGCGAATTGGAAACACTAAGCCCAGAATTCAGTAAGTTCCTTGATGGGTATGAAATCGATTCACAAGAAAAACTTTGCGACTTAATAATACAAATCGAACTGTTTATAAAAAATAATCCAAAATTCATTTTGGAAAATAAAATATGAGTTGGCTCGAACAGATAAAAACCCGCTTAATAATTACTACTCCCGATTCACGCGAGTATAGACCCGATTGGATTAACGCAAAGAAGAAAGTAGACTTCAATATTTCGAAGTTTGAATTTCCAAATGTGCGCGGCTCTTTAGTTTACCGTGGCGAACCGAAAGGAACGGAGTATGTAGTTGAATTATATTTTCAAGGCGAAGACCATTTGCAATTAGCAAAGAACTTTCAAACAAGTGCAAACGATAGACGCGCGTGGAAAATTCAGCATCCGTTTTATGGGCAGTTGAAAGTGCAACCTATCTCACTTGACTTTGACAATACCGATTTAAACATTTCAAAAATTACTGGTGTAGTAATTGAAACAATTTCGCAAGATTATCCATCGGGAAAAGTTTCACCCACCGATTACATTACTGAAAAAGGAATTGCATGTAGTCAAATGTTTAGCACATCGGCTGCTAACAATACAATCATTACGAAAGTTCCACCGGCAAACGTTACATCAAAAGGAATTGCAAAACTAAAGGCGCAATTAACGGCTTTCAAAAACACAGTTGCAAAAATCGTAAAGCATACCACAAGCGACTTTCAAAAATATTTCAATGCGTTCAACAAAGCATATTCTTCTATAAATAATTTAGTTAGTCAGGCATCAAGTGTTTTAAACTTTACACAGGCTGTAATTATGCAACCGGCTTTATTCGCGCAATCGGTAAAGAGCCGTTTTGTAATGCTCGAAAATCAGTTCAATGTTTTACGTTCAAACATTGTAGGACTTAGCAATTTTGATAAGCTAATGTATTCTACTAATCAAGGTTCAAACATAAGCGCATTTTGTTTAGCGGCTGCAAATCCGATGCCTGAAGACTATGCTTATGCAACTGATACCTATAATACTATTCAGCAGCTTTTAGGGTTCTACAATCAATATTTAGAGGACTTAGATTATTTACAAAGTGAAAACGGAGGTAGTGTAGATAGTTTTATTCCCGATGCTGATTCGCTGATGTTACTTGCTGAATTGATGAATTTTACTTTGAGTAATCTTTTCAATATTGCAGTAAACGGACAACAGCAAAGAAGTATAATTGCAGAGGCTGACACTAATGCAATTATACTTACACACCGTCTTTATGGTATTGACGAAAACGATGAAAATTTGATTAAACTAATGACGCAGAATAATTTTGGACTTAATCAAATTTTGCAAATAAGAAAGGGAACGAGAGTTTATTACTATATATGAAATTAATATCACTATCTAAGTTTAGTAAAGTTGATGCAGGCAAATACTTCGCTCAAGTAGACGATGAAGATTTTGAATACTTGAATCAATGGAATTGGTATGTTAGAAAATGTAAACGCGGTCTCTATGTCGCTCGTTCAGAAACACTAATAAAGGGGGGGGTAAAAAGAAAGTTAGATATTCACATGCACAGAGTTATTCTTAAAATAACTGATGATGAGTTGACAGGCGAGCATAGAGATAGAAACGGGCTAAATAATCAAAAAAGTAATTTACGAGTTTCTACTAAGTCTCAAAACATGATGAATAGAAGGGCATTTGGAAAATCGAAATATTCTGGTGTTTCTGAATTTATTCATGGAGGATATAGAGCAAGAATACATTGTGATAAAAAAAGTTACTTTATCGGGTATTTCAAAACAGAAGTAGAAGCTGCTTTAGCCTACAATGCCAGAGCGAGGGAATTACATGGTGAGTTTGCAAACTTAAATGTAATACAGTAAATGGAACTCACAATAAACGACCGCATACGCAATCGCAAAATATCGCTATTCAATAGAGTAAGGGTTAGTCTGAAATTTGATAGTGTAGCGTCTACGTTTGCGTTTGAGTATTATTTCAATCCTGATAACAACGAACACAAACAACTTTCTTGTATTGGGCATTACCACATCGCAAAGTTAACTCACAATGGAGAAACTTTACTTACCGGTTACGTTTTATCAATAGCGTTCAATGGAAACGCAACACGGCAACTTGTAACAATTGGCGGGTATTCGTTGCCGGGCGTGTTAGAAGACTGCGAAATACCGATAGGATTAGAGGGGATGAGTTTAGATAACGAGGGCAAAAGTTTAAAGGACATTGCGCTTCGATATTTAAAGCCATTTGGTTTAGGATTAAAAATAGATGAAAGCGTAATTGTGCAAGCGAGTAATGATATTAGTGAGGAGGCTCCGGCACTACAGCCAACAAATACAATTCCTTTAGACGCTCCACCAATGCCGATAGAAGAATTATTGCAACCGCAATTTGTTTTTCCTTTAGCAGAACCCGAGGGAACTTTAGATAAGTGGGGAATGTTTATTACACCGTGGGGTAATGACGAAAGCAGCGTAACAGATAAAATGAACGCTGATATTCTAAAGTCAACGGCTCAAGTCGGCAAAACGATAAAAAGCTATTTGGCAATGCTGGGTAGTTACAAAAACATTATACTAAGCCATGACGAACAAGGCAACGTAGTGTTTACCAAAGCAAAAAAGCAAGCTAAACCGGTTGCAAGTTACTCACAAGGGCTTTCCGCAACTTCAATGAGTTTGAGTTTTAACGGGCAACAAATGCACTCTCACATTACCTGTGTTCAACAACTTACATCTAGTGATGAGGCAAGCGTAGACACAGCGCGGCAATCAACAGTTAGAAATCCATTTGTCCCTTATGTTTTTAGGCCTAAAACTATTGTTGTTTCAAATCCTGATGATGGAGTTGACTATACTTTGACATCGGCAAAAAATGCATTAGCTGCTGAATTGCGCGGGCTTAAATTGATAATTACAACAACATCTTGGACTTTCCCGAATGGTAAAATAATTCGACCAAACAATGTAATTTCAGTTATCAATTCAGAAATTTATCTTTACAAAACTTCTCGCTGGTTTATTGAAGAAGTAGAATTATATGGTGACGAAAAAGAACAAATTGCAAAATTGACTTGTGTATTGCCGTCTGTTTACGATTATACACAACCAACATATTATTTTGAGGGAATAAATACTTTACATAAGAAATAATGTTCATAGGCCGCGTAAATTCAACTTCTTTCAATGATGCCAAAAACAGGATTGTAAAGTTTCTTGGTTTTGGTAAAAATGATGTGCAAAGCCAAAAGGAAGCAGCTCCTTATGGAACTGACAGCAACCCTATTAAAAACATGGTTGCTATTTACGCTCAAACTGCCAATGGCTCTGAAAGTATAGTTGTAGGTTACATCAATAAAAATCAGTTAGCAGATGTTGGCGAACATCGTATTTATTCTACCAATTCAGACGGTAATTTACAAGCAGAGATTTGGTTAAAAAAGAACGGCAAAATACTTATCAATGCCGATGGTGATTCAACTGAAGTTCAAATAAACACCGGGCAATACAAAGCAGTATTGGGGGATAAAAACCAAACTGTTCTAAATAACATTGCAACGGTGCTAACTACTATGAATACATGGGGGCTTACGGTTACACCTCCATTGCCTGACCAAACAACGGCAATCTCTCAAATCATTTCTGATATTGGTGAGATACTTTCGCAAAATGTAACACTTGACTAAAACAAAAAAATTAAACTAATTTCGCAACATGGTAGTTTACGATTCAGCCGATATTTATATAGCAAGCCAAACAACGCTAAGGGCGAAGATTGCAGCTTTAGACGCTATCATTGATGCGTTAATTACTACGTGCCTGAAAGCAGCGGCAACCGGTAACGTAACAGAGTATAATCTTGATACCGGTCAAACAAAAATTAAAACAATTTATCGTAGCCCAAAAGACGTAAGCGATGCAATTACCGCTTTTGAAACGGTTAAAAATTATTACGTTAATCAGTTGAACGGAGGGCGGAGATTGAAATTAGTTGATTCAAAAAACTTTTTAGGCCCGTATTATGGCACAAGATAATCCTAACTTACTTACAAGAATATCTAAAGGTATCGTATCTCTTTTTTCAGATAAGACGGTTACTGAAAAGAAGCTAAACCCACATGCCTACTATTACGGTGCAGGGCCGAATAATTTACAGGCGGTAAGCATAAGTTTCAACGGTGAAAAGAATGTTGGCGAAATGGGGCCTATTAAGGTTTTCGCATTAGACTATGAAGCTATCCGTTTACGTTCATGGCAAGCGTATTTAGAAAGCGATGCCGCACAACTTATAATCAATAAATATGCGATGTCTGTAATCGGCTCAGGCTTAAAATTACAAGCAAGTCCAAATGATAATCTGCTAAAGTTGCAAGGTATAAACTTAGATGCTGAGAAATTTCAGGATACTATCGAAACTTACTTTGAAAACTTTTCCGAATCTAAACTTTCAGATTTCAGAGAAGAAAAGTCATTAAAAAAATTAATGTCAACGCAGTTTATAAATAAATTGGTTGGCGGTGACTTGCTGGTGATACTTCGCTATAAAAAAGGCAGAATTACAGTTCAGCTTATTGACGGTTCGCATGTTTGGAATCCGGTAATGGGCAATGATTATTTCGCTTGGAAAGTTCCCGACAATCAGCCGGGCGCGGGTAATTGGGTTAGAAACGGAATTGAATATGATACTAATGGAGAGGTAACCGCTTATTATGTTCGCGTTGCTGACCCTGGTGCCGGTCAGAATTACTACACCGGTAAATTTCAAAGAGTAGAAGCAAAAAGCAAGTCAACAGGATTGACAATGGTTTATTTGGTTAAGGGCTTAGAGTATCGAATTGATAACAGGCGCGGCATTCCTTTTTTATCTGCTGTATTGGAGGCACTAAAGAAGCTCGAGCGGTATAAGGAAGCAACAGTAGGCACAGCCGAAGAACGCGCCAAATTAAGCTATCAGGTAGTGCAACAGGCTTTTTCAAATGATGAAAATCCATTAGTGACAGGACTTGCAAAAATACGTGATGCGGATGCTGTAATTAGCGATGATGTGCCGCGAGATATTAACGGAATCAATTTAAGTCCTACTGCGGTTTCGTCTTCAAACAAACAGGCTTTATTTCTACCTAAAGGACAGGAGATAAAAACGCTTAATCAGCAAGGTGATGCGCAACTATACTTCAAAGAATTTTTTGAAGCGAATTTTAATTTAGCATGTGCCACGGTTAGCATACCGCCCGAAGTTGCATTAAGTCAATACAACAGCAATTACAGCGCAAGCCGCGCAGCAATTAAAGATTGGCAACACACTATCGAAGTGAATCGTAGAGATGTAGGGTCGCAATTCTTACAGCCTATTTACGAGTTGTATTTGCACGTTTTGATTTTACAAAATCAAATTGACGCGCCCGGATATTTGAAAGCATTCTACGAGAATAATTTTACTGTTTTAAATGCTTATAGAAATTGCCATTGGATAGGTAGCGCAGTTGCAAACATTGACCCGATGAAAGAAGTCATGGCAGCGCGTTTGAAATTAGGCGTGACAGGTGCCGGTATTCCTTTAAGCACCGTTGAAAAAATATTGATTGACTTAGGCGAAATGGAAAGCGTTCCTGCTATTGTAAGGCAATATGCTAAAGAGTTAGAAATGACTAATGATTCAGGTATAGAAATACCTGAAGACCAACAGCGCGGAAATAATTCAGGAGAGGACAAAGAGAATAAAAAAGAGAACGACAAAAAGAGCAGAGAGAATAAAAAGTCCACTGCTCTTGCTAATGCAATAAAGAAAGTTCTTAATCAGGATGCCTACGATAAACTAATGGCAGAGGCGGCTAAGATGTTTGAAGAAGATAGCGAGTAGTTATTTCACATCTTTTAAATCGTTATTGATTAGATTCTTAATGTAACCGGTGCGAGTTATTCCTAACTTTTGCACTTTAGCATCTACTTTTTCAAGTGTTATTATTGGAACTCCCGAAACATTTATTTGCGTGGTTGCCTTAACGGTTCCGTCTGCGTTTTGGTTTTTCTTATCCATGACCGCAAAAATAATTCTTTCTACAAAATTCCTATGAAAATTTTCAACATAATTTTTTTAGGACGTTTTTTGTTTACGTGAAAGCAAAAGAACTATATCTCTATTCTCCAATTTATGACTTTGTCGCTGAAAGTTTAATAGCGCAAATGGAAGAAAATTGCGATAGCGATATTACACTTCGCATGAACTGCCCTGGCGGTTCCGTTCTTTCGGGTTGGGGTATTATCGCAAAGATGCAAGAGCGAAAAGGTGTAAAAACCAATATCAAAGTTGACGGCTCTGCTATGTCAATGGCATGTTATTCATTGCTTTTTGCAACAGGTTCAGTAGAATGCTTAGACGTTTCAAAGTTTATGTTTCACCCTGCTGATATGTATGTTAGCGATGAATCAGCGCAAGCGTTTTTAGATTCGATGAATAAGGATTTAAGAAAGGCAATGGAGGCTAAAATGGATACCGTAGAGTTTAAGAAAATTACAGGGTATTCAATTGCTGAAATGTTTGAAAATAAAGATTGCCCTGATTTATTTTTAAGTGCTAAACAGGCAAAAGCATTAGGACTTGTAACAAAAATAAACAAGTTGAATCTTGATGAGGCAAAAGCAATAAACGAAAAAATGTTTGCAGTTGCAGAAGTTAAAGAGCCGAAAGAAAATCAATCTCAAAATCAAAAACCAAATAAAATGGAAATCAAATCTCTAGCAGACTTAAAAGCTAACTTTCCTCAATTTTACGCAGAAGCTGTAAAAGAGGGCGCAGATGCGGAATTTACCCGTGTAAATTCATTCAATGTATTTCGTGGTGTGGATGCAAAAGCGGTAGACGCTGCTATTAAAGAGCGCAAACCATTTACTACCGACTTTCAAAGCGAAATGCTTTTGAAAGCTGCTAATCCTAAAGCATTGAAAGCACTTGAAGATGATGCAACTCCGGCAGTAGTTACCGAAGAAGCCGGAACTCCTGAAACTCCTGAGGCTAAAGCGAAAGCAGAAGCATTGGCAAAGTTTGAAGAGTCAATTGACAAAGCATACGCTGACCGTAACGGCAAACCGGCAAAAAAGTAATCAGTAAAAAAATTTATAACCATTAAAAAATATCTATCATGGCATTTAACGAGGTAGCATTCAGAAATAAAAACCAGTTGTTCATCAATACCGATTTGACACAGATTTTCGTGTGGAATAACCGGTATGAAAATGTAGATTTCTACTATGAGAATACTGGTGATGACATTACACTTCCTACGGGTTTAGTTGTAGGTCGCGTATTGGCAACAGGCAAAGTTATTCCGTGGGTTTCAACTGCCAGCGATGGTAGTCAATATCCTATTGGGATATTAAACAGCGCGGTTGATGTAGCTTATGGTGAAACATTCGATAATCCGGTAAGCATCTGTGTAGCGGGTGATGTTGCTGAAGATAAAGTTTCGGTTGCGGATGATGGCGATACTTTAGATTCTGAATGTGGTAGCTCTCAAAGAACTTGCCGCGATTTACTTTCAAGTGTTGCTAGTGCAATTAGACTTGTATCAGGAACGCAGCATACAATGTTTGACAATTCCTAATCCAAATTAACCGTAAACAAAATTCAAAACCTTAAAATAAAAGAACATGGCATTTCAAATTAATCTCGCGGACGCGCAACAGTTATTCACGAAAAAATTAACTGCGGTTTTATCTGACCGTTTAGAACCTAAAGCGTTTCTGCGCAGCTTCTTCACTGAAACTGAAAGCTGGACCTTGGAAATTGCAACACAAACTGAGCGCGTAGCTGAGTTGCTTGCAAAAGATACCGTTCGCGGCACTGATGGAAACAGAAATGTTTTCGGAAAGTCAACTGAAAAATTGTTCATCCCTCCATACTACAATGAGTATTTCGACATTACTCAATTGGATGGATATAATCAGCTTTACGGTGACCCGTCTGCGTTGATTTCTGATGTGGTTTTTGACCGTTTCCTGCAAACCGTATCATCTAAATTGATGGTGTTGCAAGATAGCATTGACCGCGCTTATGAAAAGCAATGTGCCGATGTGTTTACTACCGGCATTATTACTCTAGCCGATGGAAGCCAAATTGATTTCAAAAGAAAGACCGCTTCAAAAGTAACTTTGACCGGTGTTGATTTGTGGACGAATGCAGCAGCAGACCCTAACAACGTTTTGATTCAGGCTGCAAACTTCTTAAGAACTGTTGGTAAATCACCAGCGGCAACCTATAACGTTATCATGGGAGATAATGTTTACAAAGCATACATTGCCAATGCAGCAGTATTAAAAAGAGGCGCGATATTCAACTGGAATATGGACAGATTGATTCCGGCTCAACGCGATTCTGCCGGTGCTGCTTACCATGGTCCTATCAGTGCAGGTTCTTACAATTTCGACCTTTGGAGCTATCCACAGTATTTCGATTCTTACAGCGGAAGCACTTTAACACAAGGCACTCCGTATCTTGATCCTGACAAAATCATTATTATCCCACAAGTAACCCGTAACGTGCTTTCTTATGCAGCCGTTCCGCAATTGCTTTCTACTGGTGCAACTCCGGTTAAGGGAAAATGGTTTATCTATAATTGGCCTGACCAAAAACTGACCACTCACGATTACGGTGTTAAGAGTGCCGGTGTAGCAATCCCGGTAGCAGTAGACCAAATATTCACTGCAAAAGTAGTTTAAAAATTTTCTTTAAAGTAACAGATTGAAAGGGTGGGAAATAAAAAAACCCGCCCATTTTTTTAATTCAAAATGGGATTAGCAGAACAAGCCATATTAGACGCCAAAGCGATGACCTCCGATGCTATTAATGGCTTCGGCATTTCTATTCAATTTACGGCTCCTGATAGCAGCACAGCTACAATAAACGGACTTGCAACTAAACATCATTTAAGGATGGACTTAGACGGCAAATTGGTAAATAGTAAAGATGCGAGTATAGCAGTAAGCGAATCGTTGCTAGTAGATGCCGGTTATCCTGTTAGAAATTCAAGCGGTGAAGTTTATTTGAAAGACCATAAAGTAAAATGGACTGACAGCTCCGGCCAGCCTTGTGAGTATTCGATAGACCAGTGGTTCCCTGATGAAGCAATAGGTTTGATTGTTTGCATTTTAGAAGATTATGAGTAATAATGGCAGCTAAGATAAATACCATAATACCAGCGCAATCTTTCGAAATAATTCGAGATAAAATTGCATTGATATTAAAGGAAGAGCTTTTAAACCAGGCAACACTTGCAGCTAATCCAAAACTAAACGCTATTGTTTACGTTGAGCGATACAGTCCGCCAAACAGCAGCGAAGTAACGGACGTCCCTATTGTAAACGTTCTTTTGGGGCAAGGAGATTATTCTAATCAGGATGTAACGCAATCTACCGGAACTTATTTGTATTTCATTGATGTTTACACCAAAGCAAAAGCGAATGATGATAAAGGTGGAGATGAGCGGGCAATCATTTCACTTCAAAAGATTTTAGGTATATGCCGTGGTATTTTAGAGGCAACGCAATATTTGACATTAGGGTTTACTGCTCCTTTTGTAATGGGTAGAAAAATAAACTCTATTCAAATTGCGGGGCCTAGTGACCCGGGCGCGGATAGTTTAGTAAGAGGTCGTTTAATTTTACAGGTAATGGCTCCCGAATATCAGGAACTTTCTACTGCAAATATTTTAGACGGCACCGATACAACAGTAAGAATAGAAGAATCTCCGCAGGGGTATTTGTGGGTAGTTGATAGTTATTAAATTTTACATAAACAAAACATTTTATGAGAAAAATACTTTTTTTTTTCCTAACATTTATTACATGCATATGCTTTTCGCAAAGCATTTATAACTCACAGCAAATCGGACAAACGGGACGCAATCAAAACGTATCTCGAGGGTTTTGGGTAAAAAGCGATACAGCCCTTTTTACCTCACTGGTTTGGGTGCCATTAGGTGCGGCTGCCGGTAATGTTCTTACTTCTGATGCAGCGGGTTTTGCAACATGGCAACCAACCACAAATACCGCTTGGGGCTTAACCGGCAACTCCGGCACAACCCCTTCTACTAATTTTATTGGAACTGCCGATGCAACAGATTTTGTATTGAAAACAAACGGCATTGGGCGAGGAAGATTTGGTAGCGATGGAACTTTAAATATTCAGTCGCAACTTTCTTCTAATTTATCGGCACTTATAAGATATACAAATAATTATTTTGGCTTTGGGATACCTGCTTTATTACTTGGCGATTCTACTTCTGATGGATTTAATGGAGTAACTGTTATTGACGGAACTCTTTTAGGTATAGGGAAAAATACCGGTTCTGTAGGATTCACAAGCCCCGACCAAAGTAAATACAGTAGAATAGTTTGGACTAATAAAGGCGATACGTCTGTTATAAGTTTACAAGCAACGCGCGGAGATACGAATGTCGTTCTTAATAACGATGCCAAATATTTATTGAATTATGAAATAACTATCGCGGGACACGAGTTAAGATTTGTACTGCCAAGCGACACCGCCCCCGTTGGCTATCATCTTGCGGTTACGACTAATTTTGGAGATGGCGGAATACAGATGGGATTTGTAAGGTCAGACTCACTAAACTCATTTCAATTAGTAGACGGCGCACAAGGCGCGGGAAAAGTATTAACCAGCGATGCGGATGGAAATGCTACGTGGGGAAATCAAATATTAACCGATACCGCTACTTTAGATTTTGGAGTTATTACAGCGCATGACCAAGAGATTTTAACTGTAACTATAACAGGTGCAGTATTGTCCGATGTTGTAACTTTAGGTATTCCGCAATCAACAATGAGTACCGAAAAGTTAAGTTTCAACGCGTGGGTATCTTCGGCAGATACGGTAAGCATAAAGTGTTACAATTTTGACGGTGCAAATATTGACCCCGCAAGTGGTCTGTTTAAAATAAAAGTGTTTAAGTGAAAAAACTATTAACTGCTTTATTATTATTGGCATTAACGTTTAATGTATCAGCAATTTCTACCGTTACATTTGATAGATTGGTGAATCATATAACTTATGATGCCGGTGCAGATAATTACAAAGTGCCGGTGAATGAGTATTTGTATTCAGTAGATAGTTTACCTGGGTCAGCGGTTCAAGTAGAAGATACAATAGGCAACACTTTAATCTTTGTAGGCTCTCAAACAAAAGGATTTCTACCAACACAGGCGGCTATTCTTACTTATTTACGTGCAGTTGTTGAAAGTTTTAGAGGGCCGAAGAAATTCTACTCCAGCATTAGATTTAACCAAAATGCACAGGTGGGATATTTTTGGCAATGCCAAACAACAGATGGTTTGGGAAATTGGGTAAGTAGTGGAGGAGGCACTACTGGCGCAACAGGACCAACCGGAGCAACAGGCGATACAGGTGCGCAAGGAGCCACAGGAAATACAGGAGCAACGGGTTTGACAGGCAGCACAGGTAATACGGGGGCGACTGGGGATACGGGAGCTACTGGTCAAGATGGCGCAACGGGAGCGACAGGCGCAACTGGTGCTACTGGGGCTACAGGCGCGACAGGAGCTACTGGAGTTACAGGATTAGGATTCGCACCATCGGCAACAGGACAATTATTCTACTCTAACACATCATCAACAGTAGCTAATTTAAACGATACGGTTACGGGTTATGTTTTAGCAAGTGGCGGGGCAAATCAATTCCCATACTGGAAACTTGACGCATTAACCTTACTTTCAACAACAACAGTAAGTAATGCAGCAACAGTAGATTTTACAGGGCTAGATTCTACTTACTCGCAGTATAAAATAGAGATTATAGGATTGATTCCCCAAACAAACGGAGCTATTGTAAATATTAGATTAGGAACTGGAAGCACTCCTACATGGGCTAGTGGTGCAAGTGATTACAGTTGGTTTACCACTTATAATGGGTCTGTTGGCGGCTCAACAAATAGGAGTAATAGCGATAGTAAAATATCTACACTAAACGGAGGAACAGGAACTGGAGATGTCCATAATGCAACTATTTATTTAAACAATCCATCGCAGTCGGCAAAATATCATTCAGTAAGATTTTACGGGGATGCTTATTATGCAGTTACGCCTGAAATGGATGGGTGGTTTGGAGGCGGATATTATAAATCAGCAACAGCCGTTACAGGGATTAGAATACTAATGAGTAGCGGAAATGTTGCATCTGCAATTATTAAACTTTACGGGCAAAAATGAAAACTACAATACTACTTTTATTTATTTCAGTTAGTTGTTTAGCTCAACAAGGGGCGGCTAAATCTTATGCTGACTTATCTAGTGATGATAGATTACAAAGGGCTATTGATAGTTTGGATAATATCAATAGAGTAAACACGGAATTTTTATTACAGGTTAAACGAGATGCTACTATTCGAACTTTAAAAACCAAAGCATACACAGCCTTAAATAATATAACCGTTGGCGCAACATTAACAGCGGCACAATTACAGGCGGCTGCATGGGTTAGCTTATGGAATACAGGAGCGATTAACCCCGCTACAAACAAAATTGATTCAACACTTAACTTTATAAAATAAATACATCCACATGGAAGAAGTAAAAAGCATTTTTAAGAGTAAAACATTTTGGTTTAACTTAGTTGTTGCGGCTGTCGGAATATCGGCAACAATCGGAACAGATGAATTAACTAATTTAGGAATAACAGGGTTGGCTCAAAAGTGGGCTTTAGTTGGGTTGGGAGCTATAACAACTATCGGAAATATTTATCTTCGCTCTATTACTTCATTGCCAGTAACGACTATTAAAAAGAAGAACTAAGCCATGATAGAACACTTCAAAGAAGCCGTATGGCATAACATAACCTACGTTGTTGAATCTTCTGCGGTGTGGTGTTTGGTAGCATTCGGTCATGTGATAGGTTTACAGATTCAGCACCCTATAATAGTTGATGTGTTACCTTATGTGCAATTAGTATCTTTACTGTTGGCATGTGCCGCGTCTTTGTTTACTATTTACAAAATCAAAAAAGACTTTAATAAATAATGTTCGAGTGGCTAACCGCTTTATTTAATGCGATAACAGGCGTATCAAAAGCGGTTGAGAAGGGTATGCCAAATGATAAGATACAGGAGGCGAAGTTTGAGAAAACTTTACCAACCTTAGAAGTAGGCGAACGGGTTAAACGACAAAATAAAATCTTCAACCGCATTAAAAATATTCCAGACGCTGACGTTAAAAGTTTCGTTTTAGAATTTACCGATTTGAACGAAGAAGATACTGAAATCATGGTTAAGAATATTACTGCAAGAATAGCCGAATACAGGCGCGACTATCCGATTATTTCGGGTTGGCGTAGGTTCACTAAAAATAAATAATTACTTTAGCCTAAATAATAAAATATGATTATAGCAGTTGATTTCGATGGAACTTGCGTAACTCACGAATACCCAAATGTAGGAAAAGATATTGGCGCAATTCCAGTTTTGAGGGAACTTATTGAACAAGGGCATCAAATTATTTTATGGACTATGCGCTCAAATGAAACACTATTTGAGGCTGAATTATGGCTTAAAATGCAGGGTGTTGAATTATTTGGAGTGAACATAAACCCAAATCAGCATACATGGACTGAAAGTAGAAAGGCATACGCACAGCTTTACATTGATGATGCGGCTTTAGGTTGTCCGATAAAATGGGATGAAGAATTTTCAAAAAGACCATTTGTAGATTGGGATGCGGTTAGAGAAATACTAATCGGGATGAATGTATTAAAGTTAAATTTTGAACCATTTTCTGAACCTATAACAACAAACTAAAATGAAACAACTATTCCTATTCGCGTTAATCGCGGCAACTGTAACAATGTCGGGTTGCGCCTTTTCAAAAGACTTCGCTAAAAGCACAGACGTAAAAGTTGACGTGCCGAAAGATAACTACTCGCCTTTGGTAGTAACTGCTAAGTTTTGGAACATGGCGGATTTGGCAAAAAAATATACTCCAAAGAAGTTCGAGGAGTTTGTAATAGAAACTGAAAAGTATTGCACGTTTAAAATCGTTGACTTTCCTAAGGGCGGTAACGATACTTTGACGCTAAAATTAAAGTGCGACACCGCAACGGGTAAAATTGCAGGGTTGTTTAAGAAGAAATAATGCGAACAATTACCCACATCGTTCTTCATTGCACTGCCGGTAAAGCCCAGCAAAAAACATCCGATATTATTTCGTATTGGAAAAATAAGTTAGGATGGAATAAATACGGCTATCATTGGCTTATTAGCGAAGATGGAAGTGCGGAACATTTAACTTCTGATGACGAAGTTAGTAATGGCGTAAAAGGCTATAATGCTAACGCTATTCATATTTGTTATAAAGGCGGATGGGATGGAACTGATACGCGAACCGATGCACAGAAAAATAAGATGCTTGAGTTGGTTACTAACTACAAAACAAGATTTCCACAAGCTAAAATAGTAGGACACCGCGATTTGTCTCCCGACTTAAACCATGACGGTAAAATAACGCCTAATGAATGGGTAAAATTGTGTCCGTGTTTCGATGCCAGGGAGGAGTATAAATTACTGCAAGTTTCTTAAATAAAAAAAGGCGAACCATGTCGCCCTATTCTTTATTGATTCCTTTCAACAAACTACATCGATGAAAAAAAATATCCACATGGTTGAAGCATGTTTCAATGAATCGAGCAAATAAGTTTTTAAATACCATCTTCAACATGGTTTTGCGAATATAATGAAGTTATCGCAAATTCTATAAACTCACTTCCTTTATTTACAATTTTCTTTTTTACCGATGCCTCCATGATATCCTTATCATTGAATCCATATTTTTTTTGAAGTATATCCTGGAATGGCTTTACAGGGTTATCCCAATCGCTCGCCATGTTACTAAGTCCAAATGTGAAAGATATTTTATACGGTGGCGAGGGGAGTTTTATTTTAGGCAAAAAAAGTAGTAGCTTTTTCTCGTATGCCTTGTATGTGTCTGTTTTGAATCTTTGCCCTTTCCAAGCATCATTTACGCTTAATGCGGGTATTCCAGCAATAGTAACTAACGAATCTCCATTTACGCTAATTTCGGGCGTAGTAAAGCCTATTATCTTTACTACGCCCACTCTCCCCTCTTTACGCAGCTTCTTAAATTCGGCTATTGAGATTGTATTTTTCATAATTAAACTGTGATTAAAATCCTAAAAATTCACTGCTATCTTTAAACTTTGTGCTTTTACTTTTATACATCAAGTTGCCTCGGCTATTCATAAATACTTTGCTCTTATCTTTACCGCGCGGAACGCTTACTTTTATGTTTGCTTCCTTTTTAATAGCGAATACTTTACTGTATGGCAGTCCTGATGCAGCCGCAACTTCCTTAATCTTTTTACCCCTACACAAAAGTTTAACTACTTCAAATTGTTGCATCTGTATCTATATCGTTAATTGCTGTAACCTTTGAATAGTGATTTGTAATGTCGCTGCTTTCCCACATATAGCGATTTATGCTGGAGTGGTGATGTTCCTGAATTATTACTCGGTCGGCCATAACCACTAAATGCGGGATGCGTCTGTCAGTTACTCTGCTTGGCCCTGGTTCGTCTAATTGCATAACTTTTATTTACTCAATTTCTTTAAATCGTTTTTGCACTTCTCATACTGCCTATACAACTCAAACCAGTAGTTGTTGCAAGCTGAAATTTCTATTTCTGCCTCCTGCTTTTTCTTGTGCGCGGCAGCTTCCTTAACTTGTAAGCCATTCATTAGGTTTTGCAGGGAAATCATTTCAGATTCAATTTCGGTTTTGGTCATTTTAGAATAATTCAATTTGCCGTTTCTTTAATTTTCTTCTTCTCTTTTTTTCTTCCTTATCGTAGTTAAGATGGTGATATTGGCAATAGGCGCGCAACCTCACAATATTTACATCTGGGTTTGTTTCATCATGGTCGAGATGTGCCACCGTCAATACTATTTTTATAGGTTTAGTTGGATTACCTTTTTTATCAAAACAGTTTTTAAGTTCATTTTCAAAGTAATCATAGCCGGCATCGTTTAAGGCATCATCAATAGTTTTATAGCTATACCATTTTCCATTTTTATCCCTATATCCAATTTCATAATTCGGTATATTGCATCCCGGCCATTCGCAACAGTGGCTTGCGCGTTCCAATACTTGCTCGCGCAACTGCATCCAATTATCTGGATATTTTTTGTAATCTATTGGCATCAGAACGGCTCTTTATTAAATTCAATATTCATTCCTTTGTCAGCAATAAAAACACTCTTAGCCGTTAAGTTTTCAATCTCTGTTTTGAATAGTGCAGCATTAGAATTACCATCGCTTAAGTGAATCAAAACAATAGAATTTACACCGGTCAAATCATTAACGCGTAAAAAGCCTTTAGCTGTTTCTAAGCTCATGTGAGAACCGATAACGCGGTTGCGTACCATATCAATAGTTTCGCCATCACTTAATCTGCTATCGAGTATCTCCTGTGAGTAATTACATTCAAGTATCAAATTATTAAGCCCCGGAAACTTATACGGCAAATACATTGTATCGGTTGCGAAAAGTATCAAACCGCTTTCGGGATGTTGAATTAAGAATGAGAAGCAATGCACATCATGTTTTACTTCAACTGCCATTACAACAAATTCACCTATAGTATGTTTGACTTGCTTTTGAATTACACGCATTTTGTGTGAGTAATCAATGCTATCTAAAGTTTCAACACCGCTGCAAACTTCGATACCGTTTTGCATGTATTCAGCAGCGTATTTGAAATGGTCACCATGCCTGTGCGTTGCTATGCAAGCGATAACTTTCGACAAATCAAAATTCAATGCCTCTTTAATTTCCTTTATAGAAATGCCAGCTTCAATGATTAAAGTTTGACCGCTGTTTGCAATAAGCAAGTAGCAATTTCCGGCACTGGAAGAACCTAATATTTTGAGTTTCATATTACCACTGGTCTGATAAGTAATCTAAATAATCATCTGCGGCAGTCTGCTCGTGTTCGTATGGCTGCTTTTTCTCTTTAGGGTTGTTTTTAGCGCGTTCGCCCGCTTTCTTTCCCTGTTCCCATGCTTTTGTTTTTACAGCACTTGAAAAGATTGAAAAGTGGCTATTTGTTTCGTTCGGACCATTCAATCCGCAATCGTAGCCATGTTGAAATGTTGTTGGTGTTTGTTTGCTCATTTGTTTTTCAATTTAGGGAGTAGCGGTATTGCTACTCCCGTTTTCACTGCTTGCTTACGCTGGAGATAGGCCAGCTCCGTTTATGAGTTAAAGTTAATTTCAGTTTGTTCTTTATCGTCCGCCTCCAATTTATCATCCTCATTTTTCTTCTCTAGCCTTTGAGGTTCCTGTGTAATTTCTTCGTGAGTAATATCTACGGTAGTTTGATTGGCATTAGCCGCAATTTCTTCTTTAGCCGCTAAGTCTACCGATTCTTTTTCGATTTTAGACATGAGTAAGAAGTTAGCATTTATCTTGCTAGAATCAAGTGTTACGCTACTCCACGCTTGTTTAACTCCCGTTTTGTATGCCATCTTATCATACCAACCTTCCACAATCTCTTTTTCGCCTGTTGGCATCATTTTATTTTCCTTCTTATCCCACTTCTTAATTTCCTTTTCGCCTCCCCAAAATTCAGCCGCTGCTTTTGCCGGCTTGTGTTTGTCAATCTCTTTTTTATTCATTGACACGCATTTGTTCTTTGTCGGGTCTGGGTAAACTAAGTAGTAAAACAATCCCACTAATTCGCCACGGTCGAAAGGTTCAATAATTTCAAATGAATAATTTTCAACAGGATTACCCATGTCCTTTTTAATAATTTTGAACTTATCATTTTTGTAAACGAGTTCAACAATAGCATGGTCCGGAGGGTCAAGGGCAAACTTTTTAGCTATAATCTCTAAGCCCTTGTAGCCACGCCAAAAAGCAACATCATATTTTTTTGTGTGTTTGTTTGGAATACAAACCATACTCACATGATTTGGTAGCGATGGGTCAAGCTCCATTGATGCCATGGCAACCACACCGAGAGCCATCCCAGTTATGTTTATATTTTTCCAATCATACTCAAATGGCTGTCTGTATTTTTCATCCATACCGAGTTGCTTTAAATGCAAGTCTTTGAGTTGTTGGTCGAATCTCACAAAGTAATTTTGCGCTAACTTCAATTGAAATTCTGTTAGTTTGATTCCTGCGTTATTGGCAGCTTCTTTTTGCACTGCTAATGCAAATCGTTCCGACTGACTTAATACCGGCTTCTTTGTTTCTGCTAATTCTGTTTTTTTGTCTGACATTGTTTTGAGTTTATGAGTGATTAAAGTTTTTTCTTTACTAATTCTATACAAGATTCAATCAGCGTAATTGCATTGTCAATAGCCGCCCGTTGTTTAGCGCAAAATTCAAGAGTTCTAAGCGGATATTGTTTAATTGATTCATCGCTAAAGTGATTATTTTCTTTTGCTCTTTTATACTGTCGCAATTCATTTTGGAGCAGTTTAATAATATACTTTTTCACTACGAAATTTTAAGCGATTCAGTAGTAACAACCAAAGTAATTAACTGCGATGCTAACGGGTAAATTTCGTTTACACTCTCAGCATTATCAACCCATACAGGAGCGTAACAACTATAAAACCCCGATAGTACATTGATAATCTCTAACCCGGCATTGATACGCCCTGCATTATTAGCATCGACAAAAGGAACGCCTTTATAAAAGCAATCGCAACACGCTTCTATCCCACCGTTAATGTTCTTACTAAACATCTTGAAACTCACATTGGTAAATAGCTGATTCACTTTTGCTTCTATCAAATCCATTTTGCATTTCACGAATTTGTCAATAGTAAATTCAGTGCGCTCCAAATCCGCAATCTCCTGTCCTAATTCACGCTCCTGCTTTTCAAGTTCTGCTATCCTGGTATTTATCTTTTCAATTTGCTCTTTGGCGGTTAGCTTAATGATTAAGTCGTTTATTTCAGTTTGCAATACTTGTTTGCGTTGCTTTAATTCAGCATCATCAACTACCGGTATGGCAGGTATTTCAAAAGATTCAATTTGAGTTTTTAGTGAAGTTATTTCAGCAGATTCTTTTACTTCCTGTGTTGGTTTTAAAAGTGCATTGCGTTTATTCTGCAAATTGTCAACAATAACATTCAATTTCACTATTGAAATTTCAGCATCGCGCACCGCTTCTTCATGTTCAACTATTTCTCTTTTGTAGGCATCAATAACATTAACGTTGCTATCTCCGTTCCCTTTAATAGCCGATAACTTTTTAGCTTTATCGTTGTTCCAATTCTTTTCGTAATCGGCTTTTATGCTTTCGATTTTATCCTCCGGCAATGATTGGCTACACGCTGGGCAAACCGTAGCATCAGCCGCCATTTCCGGTAATTTCTCGTTATTCAACACGCGCCAATCTTCGCGTAACTTTTCGTTTTCTGTGTTTAAATTTTCAATCTTACTTTTAAGAAAAGGAATTTCTGCATTGTGGCTGTCAATGGATGCCTTTGCTCTTTTTATATCCAGTTCAGCCGCGCTAATTTTGGTTTCAACTTCTCTAATTTCCTTTTGCGATTCGCGTTTTGCGTCAGCTTCCAAATTTTGAAGCTCCATTTTTAAGCGGTTCAAATCGTTTTGTTTTTGGATAATAGCTACCGATGCTTCGCGGTGTGCTTTTACTTTATCGTTAATCGCTAAATCTATTTTTTCAATTAACCCGCGTTTATTTGCCAAAGACTTTTCTATAAAATCAAAGTCCTTTTTTTCGGGACGGCTCCGACTGCTTTCGTCAATTCGGGCCGGTATTAAATCCTTAGTTTCCTTAATTTTCTTTTTCTTGGCAGCAACTTCTTTTTTGAAGTCAGATAAGGTCTTACCATTAAGCATAGTCAGTAACGCGCCAAAATCGCTGTTTCCTGCCGAAATATCGCTATCATTCACATCTCCCGCAATCTTTGTCAATACTTCTCTACGTTGCTCCCATTTGAGCGCATTAAAGGCAAACGGGTTGGTTATTAGCTTAGATATGGTTTCGCTAATGATTCCGTCTACCTTTCTGTTATAATCATTCTGTGAGCAGGGCACGTCATTGTAAAAGTAAACGGTTTCATTGCCGGTAAACTCCGCAACAGGTGAACCGCGTTTAGTAGTCCATTTCTCTTTAAATACTCTTTTTAAAACAACCTCGGAACCGTCCACGTCCAGCACTCCGATAACCTCATGGTCGTTACGATTCAAAGAAGTGTCAACAGTATTCTTAATGGAGAAGTCTTTAGTGTCATTTGAATCTTTTCCAAACAAAAGCCAAAGGTATGAATCAAATACCCTTGTTTTGCCGCTGGCATTTCGCCCCGATATTTCGGTAGTATGATTGAAATTTATTTCAAAGTTGCCTCCCTTGAAATTTTTTGCCGTTAGTTTTTTTAGTTGAATGTTCATGGTTTTTTAAGATTTAGCAATTACCAATAAGGCAATTCCGATGATTGTAATTAAAAGCGCAGCAATGCGTTCTATGAGTTTCATTTTTGACATGGTGAAATGTTTTTGCGAGAATGGATAGATTCGAACTACCGCTAACTGGTTTGGAATCAGTCGTGCTACCACTAACACTACACTCTCAAGCCTTTACCCCTTTGGGCTTTTGTTTCTTTGTTTAGTGATGATAATATCCACATCGTAATACTCGCCCGGCTCTCCGTTTTCTACCTGCTCAGTAACAAATGATTTTGCATATTCTGCAATCTTTGCTCTGCTAGGATTCATTTCCTTGTTTCCGTTTAAGCGGTTAGTAATTACATTTCCGTTTGTGAGAATTTCTATTCTCTGTGCGAACTTTGCCATTTTGTTTTTGAATTTATAGTGATTGAATAGTTAACGATTTTAAAAGAGCAGAGCCGTGTTTCGCAACAGAGCCGCTCTTAATTTTTTGCTTATGCTGTAAATGCTGCTTTGATACCTATAAACAACTCTTTTTCAAAGTCGCTTAATTCCGGTGATGGTTCACCACCAAATTGTTTCTTAATCGAAAAGCGAACATACTCGCTTTGGTTGCTGTTTAGCTTTGTTACAAAATTCAAAAGCAAGTTATCGGTTACTTTTGTTGCGCGCTTCTTGCGCTCTTTCTTTTCTACTGTTGGCTCTGCCATTTTATTGAATTTTAATTGTGAAAAAACGTTTTTAAAAATTCGGTGGAGCGGACACCGAGCGCACAAAAAGAAAGGTTAGGCAATAGAAGCTGTCTGGCTACCACCTGCGTTATATACTTGCAGTGCCTTTTCTAAGTTAAATTGGCGTATTTGAAACGACTTATAATGAGCCGCTACTTGTTGGTTGTTTTTATCAGTAGTCATTACTGTTGGCGCAGTAGTTAAGCCGCGATTTATCATGTAATTGTTTGTCAGTGCATTTTTTCTTCTTTCGCAAATTAATTCGCGCAATTCAAATAATGTAACAGTTGTTTCGCCTTTGTTTGGATTCCAAATTTTGATTTGAGTCTTCATTTTCTTTTGCGTAACGCGCCCGTTCTTTTTGGTTTATAATATGTCGTTCGTTTCGATTGACAGTGCAAATCTAAATTAGTTCTTTCAATTTGCAAATCTTTTTCAAAGTATTTTTAAAACAAAATTGTTAAATCTTTATTTTACCAATGAAAATGAAACTACTTTTTAAGCGGAGGTCTGCCTAATTTTTTCCTTGACGGCTTAATCTTTGCGGTTTTTTTGATAAACTTTTTACCGGCAATCTCTACGTTTGCTAACCTACCCTCTTTTACTAACTGGATAACTCTTTGGCGGCTTAAGGGCTGCTTATCGCTTGTATTCTGCTCTGCGTATTCTGCGTATGTGATTAAATCTTTTAAGTCTTTCATTTGGCAAAGCTATAAAATTATTTCAGAGTGAAAAGATTAAAGTAATGATAATTGCGCCTTTGCTTCTATTGCGTTTGGTAAAAGTTTCCTCAACATTTCGCCTCCTCATTTTGCTTTACCCAAATAATAAAATTTTCATTCGGTTTTGAGTTTACTATTTCAACAACCTTTGCAAGTCGTTCATGTTTAGTTTCGCGTAGCTCCTGGTTAAAGTTAGTAGCTGATATTGCAACATCGTTAAATAGCTGACCGTTTATTTTGTAGCGCAATCAGCTTCTTTTCCTTAACCGATTCAGATAGCTTTATATTTCCTATTATCTTCTTTCTACCTGCTAAATATTTTGATTTCCAGTCTTTGTATGTCATGGTTAAAATGGAGTTTCGTCTGTGTCGGGTTCAGAATAGTTTTTCGCAGGTTTATATTTTGCGGCATTTGCGGTATCAAAGAATCTTTGATTTGATGGTGTGAATGAGCAATACACTTTCCCTACCGCACCGTTTCTGTATTTTGCTATTATCAATTCGCATTCATCAGGACTATCATAGCTTTCGTTATAGTAAACCGGTCTGTATGGAAATATAACCATGTCAGCATCTTGTTCTATCGCACCTGATTCGCGCAAATCTGCTAACATAGGTCTTTTGTCACCGCGTGATTCAACAGCCCTCGATAATTGCGACAATGCTATAATTGGTATATTTAATTCCTTTGCTAATTGCTTGAGCCTGCGCGATATTTCGCTTATTTCCTGCTCACGGTTCCCATTCTTTTTAAATGTTCCCGCGCAAAGTTGTATGTAGTCAATGTAGAGAATCTGAATGTTATGTTTCAACTTCCATTGTTTACTAATGCTTACAATATCGTTAATGCTTAACCCACCTTTGTCGCAAATGTAAATTGGTAATCCAATGAGAGTATTTGTAGAACTATCTACTTTTTGCCAATCTGAAGCGTGCATACCGCCTTTTCGTATTTGCTTTAAGTCAACTCCACTATCAGCACTTAACATTCTTTCTATTAGCTGACCAACGCCCATTTCTAAAGAAAAGAATCCAGTAGGCACCCCGCGCTCAGCCTGGTTACGCATCAAATCAATAATCAATGCAGTTTTACCCATCGCAGGACGCGCGGCCACGATTACTAAATCAGTCGGTTGAAAGCCCATTGTTTGCCGGTCAAACGAATCTATGTGAGTAGTAACTCCTGTTTTATAGGTTTTCGTTTCGCCCGCGTGTTTTAGTTGCATAACTTTTTCCGCAACAGAATCAGCAAACGAAATATTTTGTATTCGATTAAGCTCTAAATGTATGGCCTCAATTTCATTTGTGAGTTTATCAAACTCATTGAAAAAATCGGTAGTTTCATCATACATTTCTTTTATACTACCTGTGCAACATGCTATCAATTTGCGTTTCAAATAGCACTCCTTTACAACGTAAGCATGTGTTTCAATATTAGCAGCGGAGCCAATGCAATTACTTAACTGAGCAATATAGAACGGACCGCCAACCTTATCTAAATCTCCATTTACTTTCAGTTGTTCAACTACGGTTAATAAATCAATAGGGGAGTTAGCGTGGTGTAGAGTTGTAATTGCTTTCCAAATTCGCTGGTGAGCATCAACATAAAAACATTCTTCGTGCAGAATATTTATGGCAATGTGTATAGCATCTTTTTCAATCAACACGGAGCCTATTACAGCCGTTTCCATGTTCTTAGATTGTGGGGGGAGTTTGCCGTAATCTAAAGTTTCAATGCCGGTATTCCGGTCGCGCAAAAATGATTTCTTCGTTATGTCTATTGGGTCTGCCATTAGTCGAGTTCTCTGTATTTTGTAGGTGTTTTAATATCTTCTTTTTTCGACTTTAAATTCTCTTTCCAACTGTTTAGCCACTTCTTAAATCCTGCCCTGCACATTTTTATATCACCTTTCCAATTGGCCTTTTGAAGTGATAGCCAATATTGTTCAAGAGCTTTTATATATTCTTCTTTCGGCAATTGTATTTTCATTAAAATATCTTGCTGCCACCAAACAGAATCATCCGAAAGGAATGTGTATTCATTTTTCCAAATATCAATTTGGTTTTCAATAGGTGCATATTCTTTTTTTCTTTCAATAGGTAGTTCAACTCCTTTTCTTTTCGACCATGCCTCCTTAGCAGATTTGCTGATGTTTGTTGATTTACTCGTCCGTTTTATCATTTCATCGGCTAATCTTTCATTATAAAATCCATTTTCTGATTCTATAAATTTCTTTCTTAAAATCATATCATCCCCAACTATGTTATTGAAAATATCGCTGTCGATTATGCCACCATGTTGATGTTGATTGCATAGCAAACGAATATATTTACCAGTCTGTGCATCTGTAAAATACATTGTGCCAGTCAGGAAATCGGAAGCGTAAAATGGGAAAGCAGGGTCTTTGGCCATTTATAAACTTTTTTCTGTTGAACTTTTATATTTAATTCCAACAATATCATCGAGTGATGAAATTATTTTTGCTATTGTTTGTATCTTTTCTGATGATTCGCTAATTGCTGACATAAGGTCGCTGATTTCAAATGAGTTTGCGCCTTTAGTTCTCAGTAAATTCATAATGTTTTTACCTAAACATTGCAATGCATCTCCCTCGTAAGCATGGCAGTCATGGCATAGAGTTATATATGCACTATCGGGGTAATCTTGCGGAAGCGTATTTGGCATATAATAAATGTGATGTATGTGCAATTCCTTATCCTTTACATCACAATATTGGCATGTAAAATTATCTCTGTTTAATATCTCTAATCTCTTTCGCTGCCAATCTGGATGCGATAACTTTCGCTGATATGTTGTGGGTTTCATAATATAAAATCCAGCAAGGTAAATAATCGGGGCTGCATACCGGAAAGAAGTAGCCACACGATTATTACCCGCTGTTATTTTAAAATGATTTGAATAGTTGATTGCATATTCCGGTATGCTATTATACGGCAAAACTAAAAACAATTTCCGAATCAACAAAATTTATTTTCTTCTTTTTAATCAATACATTCTTTCATATTTCATATTTCAGTCGCCATAGCAATATCAATAGAATAGTAATGGAATTGCAATGGAATCCCATACATGCCATATTAATAGGCCTAAATTCAATACGATTTGAATACAGAAAGGCATGTGAGTAGTGGTGCTGTATGCCTAATAGCCTATTCGTGTCCGTTTGGGGCATAGAAATGCAAATGCGCGTATGTTATCAGTCTATCAATACCCTGCAAAAATCATTAGATATGTATGTGTATAGTAAATAGGACGCGCATAGGTTCTCCGGGGCTATGCGTTTTTTCGCGCAAAGTATGCGAAGC